TCGCTTCGCTTTTGCATATTTTGAATAAATAGCATAACGCATCGCATCCATTAAATGGTCTCTAAACTTAACAGGTTCATCCATTGTGTTGCCATCGTGGTCTGTTTTCCATTTGTAGTTTTTAATCTCATCTAACAAATCCAAAGATTCTGATTTAACGAATAGTGGAAAAGATTTTACCTTATTGATTCCTGCAAACACATCCTTGGTAGCTGACTTTAAATTAAACCCTGCTTTATTTACCTCGGCTATTGTCTTAGGTTCCGCAGCATCAGCGAATATTTCATCTCTACGAGATAGGCCCATCGATTTTAAGCGATCTATCAAAAGTGAGGTAGACATTTTAGTATCATATATCAGTTGCTCGACATATATGTCACCATCGAAGTTTTTACACCTTACTAGAGCTGTTTGGTTGTTATAACCAAAGTCAAGGCCATAAAACACATCTCCACCCTCAGGGAAGGTTCTTCTCCTTCTCCAATGCGAATAAATCGTTGCTTCACTAATTGCCCTTTCTCCTAATCCGTAAACTCTCCAATATTCGTGGTCAGCATCTTTAAGCCTTTCAATCTCGGCAATAATATTTTTATCTAAAAATGGGTTATCCTTATAAGTCGTAATCGTAAAGTCGGTATCCTCTCTAGGAATTACTTTATCATAAATCCAGGAGTAATAATCCGATGGGTTATAGTCAAGTACGATTTTATCCGTAGTTCTTAGGGCTAATTGCATCCAAGATTCGTAATTGACCTCATTTGCCTCGTTAATGAACAGATAGTTTCTTTTGCGACCTCTAATCTTCTGAGGTTGGTCGGTAGAGACAAATTCTACAGTATTTCCATTTAGGAAATATAAATTCTCTGATTTGTTGTGCTTTTCCTCTGAGTACAGCCCATATTTAGATAATATCTCAATAAAGTCCCTCATAACGGAACCTTTGATGCTCGGTAGGGATGAACGGCAAATAGTTAGGGTTTTCCCCTTCTCTTGTAACAGCTTTACGATAAACCAGGTAAGTACGTTGTAAGTTTTACCTGATCTAGTTCCTCCTTGCATCACAGAAATTCTTTTCTTAGAGTCGTTGAGTACTTGAAAGACGACATTGGTGGTTACTTCCATAGAAATAAATTAAAATTTTTGGTTTGCTCAAGTCAAAGCTAATACTTTTCGTTTTATAGCGAGGTAGGGGTATCAATCAATAATATCCGATTTTATACGCATATAACCTTATTTATGACCGATAAATGACATCTATTTGATTGATATAAGTCAAAAAGTCAACTTATTGACTTATGTTATAACATTTGTCAAGTTATAACTTTACTTTGTCCCTTAAAAGTAACATAACAATATCTATATGTTACTTTAATGACACATTGTACAATGTTCACGAATCCGTGAAAGTTTACTTTTTGTGAACAATTAGTAGTAATACTACCTAATGTAACCAAATTGGTAACAAATTCTAGAATCTAGAACTTAAAAACAAAAGTTGTCTTATAAGGCAACTTAACATAAAAGGCATTTAGAAACGATTTAAGACACTCAACTTAATTTTGGATAGATAGTACTACTTTACAAATAAAGTGTCTGTATTAGCCTTATATTGATAAATAGAGCTATTCTTCGTATTCTCCAGCTTCATTTTCTAATTCTACCTCTTTATCGTACTCGTAAAGTGGTATATCTTGGATATTAGCAGCTTCAGTAGCAGGAACTACAAAACCACTATCCTCTAAAGCAATATGCTCATCCCCATCTAGCTTAGGAACATCTTCGATATGGTTTGCCTTTAAGACATTTACAGTAATCTGCTTCACCACATCACCTTCGTGAGCAACCTCTTGTCTTTCGATGTAACCTCTACGCTTACCTTTTGTCTTCAGTAGGAACATAGTAGCTAACGTATCACCTTTAGCAATACGTTCCATTAGTTTGTGTTCACCAAAGTCTAGCATTATCTCTTCAGGTTCTATTTCAGCTAGTTTCCTAGCAAACTCAGGATCGTTCTTAATCCATACGTTATAGGATGACCTAGATACCCCAGCTGATTCACAAGAGATGGTTATGTTACCGAAGTTCTCCTTGTAAGCTATGATAAAAGCTTCTTTAGTGATGTCTTTAAATTCTGCGTTCATATTATCGGTTTTTAGTTGGTGTACGAATAGAAACAATACTCACTACCTTGTCTACTTTGACCTGGTTAAAGCCCAAGTTACTTTTACACTTAGTGCACTTAAACTGCTTCTCCCTAATCTCACTTGACCAAACATACTCTTCAAGAGCAGTCCCACATTTACACTTATAAATTCTCTTTTGGATGGTATCTTTCATATTACATTTAATTGTAATGGGTTATATAGGAAAATAAAAAAAATCAAATGTCAAAAATGGTTAAGTCTTTGTTTTATATCAGAATAATGAAGGGCCCAAGGCATAGTGTACTTTTTACACACTAAAAATATGGGTAGGGGGTACCTAGGCCCAACCCTATTTTTCGGCATATAAATACTATTATGTTAAGTGGCCATCTTGTCCCCTCGTTTTGGGCCCCTACCCTCTTATAGTTCTAGGCAAAGCTATTGTATTTTACTTTATTGATTGTTTACGCAAGCTGATGGCAAAAGTAACTACACAGCTTTAATACTTACAATACAATATACTTTACTATACTATATGTATTAATCAATACTAAGTACATTATATAATATAAACAATATATTGATTAATGTAACATACTACAATATACTACTTTACTAATGTATACTAATTTACTTACTTAGTGTACTTAATACACTATAGAAATAAATAAATAATTTAATTATTTTTTACTTTGTTTGATGTTTGTATTAATAAAGTACTTATATTTACTCTATCAAATAACAATAAAACAAAACAAAATGACAAACACTACAAAGAAAATTGAATTAGCTAAAGCCTATTTATTAGCTAATAAGCAGGAACCTACAGCCTCAAACGTTATTGGCGTAATATTACAAGGTAATAAGATTGAACATACTTATTACTCCTTATTATGGCTAAAATATAACGATCTAAAGCCTACAGCTAAAGCTTTAAGCACTACATTAAAAACGCCTAGTTTTTCTTTATGTGCAATGTTAGAGGCTAGAAACGTTTGTACCTTAATTAACTTTTAATAACCTTTTAAACCTTTATTTTATGCTTTATTTATTTGCTATCCAATTAATTTTATTCTGTATTCTTATTGCCAATGTAGCTAAGCTACTTATTACCTTAATCATTAAAAACTAATAAAATGAATCAAACAATTACTTTGCTCGAGCTGCTAATTTTTAGTGCTGCAGCTGTATTAATTTACGCACTAATCAAAACTATTTACCAAACAATTAAAAATAAATAAAATGACTATTGAAATTACAACAGAATACGGGTTTTGCCATAATTGGACGCTTAAAGTATACGGTAAAAGCTTTTATCTAGGTCAAGACGTCAAGTTTTGTTCTAGGGTTCTAGGCTGTGAACCGTCCTATATTGTTAGCCAAATAGGCTCCAATGATCTAAGCAAAGAAACTACTAAAAAGAAATTAGCAAAGTTTATAGTTAATAGCCTTAATTTAAACAGATCTAATATAAAAAATTTAGAACCTTGGCAATTATCAGCCCAATAATTTATAACCTTTTAATATCAAAAAAATGACAAACGAACAAAAACCAATAATAGGAACCGAAAAAGGAACCTTTTACTTAATTGAATTAGCGTCTGAATTAGCCGAAAAATTTATACAGCTAAAATATCAATACAGTACTATAAATATTTATAATCAGGACGAATTCGAGGAGTTCTCATATACTGAGGAAATACAGGACGAATTCAATTCTGTATATGATGAAATAGAAACATACCTACAAAATAATAAACTATAAACAAAACAAAACCTTTATTTTATGTTAACAGCAACACTACAAAACCCAATTTCAAACAGTTATAAGCCTGTGAAAAACTTACTTTCTGAGGGATCAACAAATATAAAAACAGCTAAAAACAGCCTCAAAACTTATATTTTGTACTTAGCCCCCTCCAATATAGTGGACGGTTTAAACCTTTGCCCCTTTGCCTCTAATGGCTGTAAAAAAGCCTGTTTATATAGTGCGGGACGTGGTAAATTTTCTAATGTTCAATTAGCTAGGATCAACAAAACAAAGTTTTGGGGCTATAGTAGGGAGGCTTTTTATATTCAATTAGCCAATGAATTAATGCACATTTTTGACAAAACTATAAAAACAGGGGAACAAATAGCTATAAGGCTTAACGGTACCTCAGATATTGATCATATAGACCTTTTAAACAGGTATACAGGTATAAATTTCTTAGATCCTTTTTATAGCTCGTTTTTATTTTATGATTATACAAAAAATTACAATCATATAAGAAAGTATAAAGGAACTAATTATAAAATAACTTTTTCGAGGTCTGAGGTTAACGAATTAGACGCCTACAGGACGTTAAAAGACGGGGGAAATATTGCAATTGTTTTTAAAGATCAATTACCCGAATATTGGAACGGCTTTAAGGTTATAAACGGGGACGAAACAGACCTACGCTATTTTGATCCTGTTAACGTGGTAATAGGATTAAAGGCTAAGGGGGACGCTAAAAAAGACAAGACGGGTTTTGTAGTTAGTTGATATAATAGCGGGGAACTGTAAAAGGTTCCCCGTTTTTTTGTTTGGCCTGTTTGGAGGCTTAAGGGTTCGATCCCCTCAAACAAACGAACCAAAATAAAATAAAATGAATCTTTACCAATTATTGGCAATCATTAAGCAATTAGAGGCGGAGCAAAACCCCGCTAATGATTATTTACTACAATTTTATAACGATCTGTATCAATGCGAACTTATAATGATAGCGGACAAAGTAGCAAAACAATTAGATAGGGAACCAATTACAAAACATTGGTTCGAATATCTATCAAAATAAAAATATGATCAAGACAACAAAAAAGGAGCTGCCAAAATTGATACAGATAATTAATAAAATTATCAAGCAATTAGAGGCCGAAAATAAACCCTAAAATTTTACTTGATATCCTTGTATAAATTTAAAAAGATAGGGCAAATTTGAGGCTTAAAATAGGCTTAAAAGGAGTTTTTTAAGCTACTTAATACTGTTAAAAGTAAAAAATATCAATGTTTAAACATTAATGTTACAACATTAGTTGTTTATGCAACCATTGAAACAAAATTTCAATATGACAAAAACCTGCCAAAAAACCCTCGGCAAAAACCTGCTAAAAATCTGCTTGGATTAACAAATCATTAACGCAAAAATCTTAAATAGTAACAAAAACTTTCTTTACTTTTAATTATTAAACACA